TGCATACGTTGTACGTGCTGACATCGACCTAGCTGGCCTAACTGCTTCAGCTACAGCTCCAACAAGTCCTCCAGCAGATGGTACATATTGGTTAGATACAACCGATACAAAATGGGGTGTATTCCAGTGGAATCAGAATGCCGCAACTACAACAGGCGGACAACAATTTGGTGTACAAAACGTAACAGTTATCACTGATTCAACACTAGTAAGCGGTGGCACTCCACTAGCGAGCTATGGTACTATTGGTCAGTATGTTATCGTTGCCACAACTACACTATTAAAACTATGGTTCAAGAAACCTCTTACTAGCACTCCAGCTGGTACATGGGTTGAAGTTGGTACAAGTTCTTGGGCCGCAAGTTGGCCAACAGCAACAGGTACAGTTGCAAGTCCAACACTATTAAGCGGTGATAGCATTGTTATTAACGGAACAAGTATTACTGGTGTTACTAACCTAGCTGGTTTGAACACAGCAATTAACAGTAACTCAACATTGACTTCAGCTGGTATTACTTCAGCTGTGATTAACAATTATCTAGTGTTGTACAGCAATGGTACTAACACAAACAATCCTACATATCCAGGTGCGATCACAATCAGCGGTACAACAGTTGCCAAAGTTGGTCTAAATCAAGGTTCAAACTTGTCAGCAACCAGCTGGATTTATCTAGCTCCACAGCTACAGATCAGCGCACATACAAGTGTTCCACTATTCAAGATCACAGACGTTACAGCATCAGTTAACGGTGCTCCAACAGGTAGCCTATGGTTGAAAACAACTACTGCTAACCTAGGCGCAGACTTTATTGTACAAAAATACAATGCGGCTGCTACAGCGTTCCAAGCACAAACAGTTGGCGTTTACCAAAACGGCAGTTCAGCTAACTACTACCTAGATCCAACAGGTGGCGGTATTAACTTGCCAATTGGTACAGTATATGCCAAGTATAACGACGGCGAAGCGGCTTCGTCATTAACTAACTTCAAACTCTACATCCGTACTGGTGTAGGCTATACAACCCTAGTGTCAAACATTATTGGTACTAGTACATTTACATCAGGAACTAACACATTCACCCTAAGTGAAAGTTATGTTGGTCAAGCCGCAATGGGCACACCACTAACAGTTTCATTTACAGCCGCAGGCACTAGTGCTGATGCACAGGCACTGTTAACAGCTATCAATGCCGCAGGATTTACTAATGTTCAAGCTAGCCTAAACACTAATAATTCAATTACAATTATTCATAATGACGGCGGCGAAATGCGTTTTGTAGACGGTACTAATTTGCCAATCAGCAAACTGTTTGCAGTAGGTACAACAGCTAACTTCTTCTCTAACCCAGCAGGTACTGCCAATGCTTATGTAGCTAGCTTATGGAGTCCAACAATTTCAGGTGCAAGTTTCTACACAGCATCGGCAAGTGCCCCGACAGCGATTCCTGCAAACGGTACATATTGGTATGATTCAGCAGTTACTGATGTTGATATTATGGTCAACAACGGAACAAGTTGGGTTGGATATCTAAACTATACACAAAACCAAGCAGGTGGTTCAACAACAGATCCAAATGGTCCAATCGTTTCAGCATCACAGCCTACAACACAAAGCGGTGGAACTGCATTGGCCAACGGTGATATATGGATCAGCACAGCTAACTTAGATGATTTCCCAACAATCTACAAGTATAATTACTTGACTAAACAATGGGTACTGATTGACAACACTGACCATACTAGCGAAAACGGCATTATATTTGCCGATGCACGTTGGGGAACAAGTGGTGCAACATCAGGCACAGCTGGTTCAATCGTTGCACTATTAACTTCAAACTTTGTAGATCCAGACTGCCCAAGTCCAGCACTGTATCCAAAAGGAACATTGTTGTGGAATCTACGTCGTTCAAGCTATAATGTTAAGAAATATGTAAGTGGTTACATTAACACAACCTTACGCAACACAATTTATAACAACGAAGTAATGACCAGCTACTTTGCTGATCGTTGGGTTTCACAAGCTCCAAATGATTATCAAGGCGAAGGACAGTTTGGCCGCCATGCTCAACGTGCAGTTGTATTGTCAGCACTAGAAGCACTGGCCAACAGCAATCAACAAATCCGTGACACAGAATCACGTGTGTTTAACTTGATGGCTTGCCCAGGTTACCCAGAAATGATTCAACCACTAGTGAACCTAAACTATGATCGTGGATTAACTGCATTTGTAGTCGGTGACACACCAGCACGTTTAACACCTGATGCTACAACATTAAGTAATTGGGGTAACAACGTTAACCTTGCACCAGACAACGGTGATGTAGGACTAGTAACTACAGATCCATACTTGGGTGTTTACTATCCATGGGGTTATACAACTGACTTATTAGGTAACAACATTGTTGTTCCGCCAAGCCATATGATGCTACGTACAATCGCATTAAGCGACAATGTTTCTTATCCATGGTTTGCACCAGCTGGTACACGTCGTGGTGGTGTTACAAATGCAAGTTCAACAGGTTATGTTGACACAGCTACCGGAGAATTTATGGCTGTAGCACTGAACACAGGACAACGTGATACACTAGCAGGTGTACATGTTAATCCAGTAACATATCTAACAGGAACTGGTTTAGTTGCTTACGGTCAATACACTCGTCAGCTAACAGCTAGCAGTTTAGATCGTATCAACGTGGCACGTTTAGTAGTGTATCTACGTCGTCAGCTAGATTTATTGGCTAAACCATACATCTTTGAACCAAACGATACAATTACACGTAACCAAATTAAACAGGCAGCAGAACAGCTATTGCTAGAACTAGTAGGTCAACGTGCTATCTATGACTTCTTAGTAGTTTGTGATACAAGTAACAACACACCTGCAAGAATAGATCGCAGTGAGCTATACCTAGATATTGCGATTGAACCAGTTAAGGCAGTGGAATTCATTTACATTCCATTGCGTTTGAAAAATACTGGAGCAATTAAAGGCCTAGGCGGCGTATAATTAGGAGAATATTAAATGTCAATCGCAAGTTTATCAAGATTTACAGTACCACTAGCTAGCAATCAAAGCTCTGCAACGCAGGGCTTGTTGATGCCAAAACTAAGCTATCGTTTTAGAATTAGCTTTGAAAACTTTGGTGTTAGCGGTCAAACTGTTGAATTAACCAAGCAAGTATCAGAAGCCGCTCGTCCAAACGTACAGTTTGAAGACAAGACTATTGAAGTTTACAACAGTAAAATTCACTATGCTGGCAAACCAACATGGCAGAAACTAACTGTCAAACTACGTGATGACGTTACTAACGCTGTCACTAAACTAGTTGGCGAGCAGAATCAGAAACAATTTGACTTCTTTGAGCAAAGTAGTGCGGCTTCGGGCGGAGACTACAAGTTCTTGATGCGTATCGAAATGTTAGACGGCGGTAACGGTGCTGAAGGTGTTAATGTACTAGAAGAGTGGGAACTATATGGTTGCTATCTAGCCGACACCAACTACGAAGCGTTAAAATATGCAGGTGCAGATGTACAAATGATTACCCTAGGTATTCAATACGACAACGCACAGCAGATTATTCCAGCTGGCGGTATGGGCGCACAAGGATTTAACCAAACACGTGGCACTATGGCAACTGGTGCTGGTGGTACACAAACCAACGGTGGTGGTTAATAAAAACCCGCTTAGGCGGGTTTTTTATTAGGTTGCCATTAACTGACCAGTTAATTCATTCGATAAATACTGTATGGCATTCACACTTAACAGTCAATTAAATAATAGCACTAATGTTCTGTTGCGAGACCAACAACATGCGGCTCGTCTATTTGTAGACGATCAGTTTCGTCTCGCTCCTAAATTTAATTTTTTATTCCATGTAGCTTTTGGTATTAACACAGGCACAGTTAAAACACTAGATCTAGTACAACGTTATGGTAACGAAATAGGCATGTTAGTAAAAAGTGTTGGCTTGCCAAAATTTACTGTTACTGTTGATCAAGTTAATCAATATAACCGTAAAAAACAAATACAAACATTTCACAAGTACGAAGATATTACAATTAAACTTCATGACGACAACATGAGTTTGATCAACAACTTGTGGCAAAATTATTACAGTTACTATTTTGCAGACAGCACTAGTGCGACATCTCCGGGTGCTTACAATAGAAATGCTACTAGAAGCTATGATTATATTAATAATCCATACGGTCTAGACAACGGCAGTACTCAACCATTCTTTAGCTATATAAAAATCTATCAAATGGCCCGACACGAATATGTCAGCTATACTCTTTATAATCCTATAATCAAGTCGTGGGATCATTCACTGGTAGACTATGCTAGCAAAGACACTCACGATTTTCAAATGACTGTCAGCTATGAAGCTGTCAGCTATGACTTTGGTAATGTGACACAAGGAGATCCAATTGGTTTTGGTCAAGAGCATTATGATCAGACTCTAAGCCCTCTGCAAGGACAGAAAGATCCGGTTAAAGTAACACCGTCTCTTGTCAATAACACTAACCTTACTAATAATGCCAGTTCGTTTTTGTCTAATCTAGTGACAACAAACAATGCTTATCAAAATACACAACAGACTGCTACAGCAGTTACTCCAGGATTATTAACACCGTCAGTTAGTCCAGGAGCTGGCGGCATACAAAATACTATATTTCCAGCGGCCGCAAATGCCGCTAATAGTGTCAACAATGCTCAATCATTAATATTAGGAGGCGGAGGTGGCTAGTAATTTACCGGGAGGAGCTCCATCATCTCCTCCAGATACTAAACAATTTTTTGATAAATTTTTTGTCAATCAGCTGAGCTTCCCCGCAGGTGAAATTGATGCCACTATAGCATTTTTTGTCAAACGTGGTTTTGACATTGAAAGTGCTCGTAGTACTGCTATAGTATTACTAAATCAAGCTCGCATTGACAATGTTAATGTGTTTCAACTGCTTGACACCATGAAGTCATTAACTGATGTACAGCTTAGTCAAGTGGTCGCTCAAGTACTTAATGCCTATAGAGAAAAGACAAGCCTATTAGGATATCGTGTAGCACCTGTAATTAATCTCTACGAATCACGTAACATTTTGGTGTAATATGGCTAAATTTGCCCAAGGTAAATTTAATATGAAACACCCAGAAAAGTATGTAGGTACTAAGATTCCTACGTACAGATCATCATGGGAATGGAGTTTCATGAATTTTTGCGACACCAACGTAAATGTAGCCAGTTGGGCTAGCGAAGCTGTACAAATACCCTACAGAGATCCACTCACCGGCAAGCAAACAGTCTATGTGCCAGATTTCTTTATACAGTATAGAGATAAATTTGGACAGGTACTAACTGAACTAATAGAAATTAAACCAGCTAGTCAAACTATTCTAGAACGTGTAGGCAAAAACAAATACAATCAAGCACAGTACATAAAAAATCAAGCCAAGTGGGCTGCCGCTAATCTTTGGTGCAGACAGCAGGGTTTGAAATTCCGTGTAGTCAACGAAAATGATTTATTCAGCCAAACCTAGGCATAAGTAATAGTATGACTAAAAAACTTGAAGAACTTTTAAACTTACCTGAAAGCAAGAAAATTGTCAAACAGGATGATAAAAAACGAGCAGAGGCCCTGCCGGCCGCACAACCGTTATTGCGCGACATTAGCGAATTTGACAAAATTGCTGCCGCACTACCCGCTGTAAAAGGACTGGGAGATATGGCAGATAGCGAGCTAGATGATCTAGCTAAACGTGCTACAGAAGCCTATGAAGACATCATGGATCTAGGTATGAATGTTGAAGCACGATACAGCGGACGTCTATTTGAAGTAGCCGCTAGTATGCTGGGCAATGCCATTCAAGCTAAGACTGCTAAACTAGATAAAAAGTTAAAAATGATTGATTTACAGTTGAAAAAGCAGAAATTAGACCAAGAAGCTAACTCAGCAGATGAGGGAGTTACACTACAAGGCGATGGAGTTATTATTACTGATCGCAATAGTTTGTTAGAAAAATTAAAGAACTTGAAATAAATACTACATCAGGAATTGACTATGAAATCGTACAAAGAATATTTAATGGAAAGCCAGAAAGTATACACTTTCAAGGTAAAAATTGCGGGCACTTGCCCTAAAGATTGTAAAAAAGTTATCGAATCAGGACTAGCACAGTTTGATGTAAGTTCAGTAAGTTCAGGTAAAACAACTCCAATCACAGTTAACCAACATGAATTTCCAGAGCACAAAAATATTGAAGTGACAATTTTTGATGTTACAACAAAATATCCAGCAACTAGTAAACAAGTACAAGATAAACTTTCACATGTCATTGGCAAACCATTAAATGAAATCCGTGTACGCAACGAATGGGAAGAGCGTGAAATTGAAATTAATCACGAGTATGATGAAGTTACAGGTAAAGCTCTTGTTGGTACACCTTATGAACCTAGCGATAATCAAGATCGAGTCGGTGTAAAACATGCTATGACTTTCTTGAAAGAATTAGAAAAGAATAAACTACAATTAGAAAAAATTGAAGGTATTAATGATCAACTATTTCCTGCTACTGTAAGAGAAACTGAACAAGCAGAACAAAGCCGAACTGCTGACAAGTCAGGTATGACTAGCCCAGTCGGCACTAATAAAACTAAACTAAATGCATGGTCAGCTAGTAGACATAATAGTCTAGAAGTTCCGGCCAAGGCAAAAGGAAAATAATATGAACTTTAGAGATCTTGCAGAACGCTTACGTAGCATCGAAGAAAGTCCAGCACAATTACAAATTGACGGTACACCGCCTGTAGAAGAGTGCGGCGAGATGCCTATGCCAACAGCTATGATACAACATGCTCCATCACAACAGGACAATGTATCAATGAGCGTTAACATGAATGGTCAAGGAGCCGGCGGCATCAAAGACCTAATGGACATTTTACGCAATATTGAAAAAGGTGCAGAACATGGTACAGCACCAATGACAAGCCCAGCGCACACTGCTGAACCAGAAATTAAAGTGTTAGATGATTTATTATCAGCTGATCCAGAAACCAGTATCGCTGGTGGTGCAGGTGACGAGACAGTTGCAGGCGAAGGTAGCGAGCAAACTGTAATTGGTCATGATGTTGACGATGACAAAGAACATGATATACAAAACCGTCCACATCGTGTAACCTATAACGTTGATACAATTACACGTCACGGCGATGATCTATTAAGCAAGGGCGATGTTAAACGTCTAAAAGTTAATGGCGGTGAAAATCCATTACAAGAAGGCCTAGTTGAAAGACTACAAAGTCTATATGATTCAATTAAAGAAGCAGAAGGCAAAGATTTAGACAAAGTCCGTGACAAATATAACAAGTACGATGAAGCCTATAATCCCAACTCGGCAAGCGCAGAACATCGTCGTAAAATGGACAAACATACTCACGATACATTAAAAGCTGCCGCTGAAAAAGAAGGCGCAACTGATGCTGATAAAGCACGTTACAAACGTTACCAAGATCGTAAAGAAGCTATGAGAGATGAATACAACGCTCGTATGGAAAGATAAGATTCGTCGCAGTTAGCACCCTGTCCAAGGTGCCAAATAGACCCTTCGGGGTCTATTTTTTTATGTAAATAATGTTATGGCAAAATCATTAGACGGCGTCTTAACCAAAAAGGCGCATAGCAAAGAAAAATTTACTGAGCAACAAGTACAGGACTTGCTGTTGTGCTCTGATCCCACCAATGGATACATACACTTTGCTAAAAACTTTTTTCACATTCAACACCCTGTTAAAGGTAAAATGTTGTTCGAGCCTTACG